GGCTCACTTAATGTCACCAACACTGTAACGGCAAATCTATTCAGTGGATCGGGTGCAAGCTTAACTGCTTTAAATGCAGACAATATAAGTTCAGGAACTCTGGCTTCTGCACGGATCGAAGATAGTGCAATTACAAGTGCAAAAATTGAAGATGGCGCAATCGTTAATACTGATATAAATGCAAGCGCAGCAATAGCAGGAACAAAGATTTCGCCTAGTTTTGGGACACAAAATATTTATACAGAAGGACGAATTGATGTTAAAGATATAAATATAAATGACACAACTCCATCTATTAACTTTAATGATAGTGATGCTAATCCTGATTTTCAATTATTAGTTAATTCGGGTGTATTTTCATTTAAAGATGCAACAAATAGTGCCGATAGATTAGTTATTAATACTGATGGACACGTTGATGTTACAGGTAATTTAGATGTTGGTGCTGGTGTTGATGTAACAGGAAATATCACAGTTACAGGAACAGTTGATGGAGTTGATATTGCGGCGTTAAATACAACTGTCGGGACTAAACTTCCTCTCGCAGGTGGAACTTTAACTGGTGATGTTTCTTTTTCCAATGGATCGAAATTAACAATACCAACTTCATCAACAACTGATTATGTTTTAAGACTTTCCGACGTAGGAGTTGCTAGTTACGACTGGACATTCCCTGATACATCAACAATTCAATTAGCAACAAACACAGCTTCTACTAAGACGTTAAATGTAACAAACGCAGGTAGCGGTTCATTTGGAATAACGGCTGAAGGAACTATTACAGCAGCCTTATTTAGCGGATCGGGTGCAAGCTTAACCTCACTTCCTGCGGCACAATTATCAGGTGCGATTGCAAATGGTGTAACCGCTACGACCCAATCAGCAAATGATAACTCCACCAAAGTAGCAACGACAGCCTATACAGACACAGCTATTTCTAACTTAGTTGATAGTTCTCCTAGTGCCTTAAATACACTTAATGAACTCGCAGCAGCACTTGGAGATGATGCTAATTTCTCAACGACAGTAACAAATAGCATCGCCACTAAATTACCTTTAGCTGGTGGAACTTTAACTGGAGCCGTAAAAGTTGAAGGTAATTTTTCTATAGAAGAAGGTTATGCTTTAAGGCTTGAAAATGGATTTCAAAATAGCTATGCAAGGATACTCAATGCAGGATCGTCTAATAATTCAAATATACAATTTAAAGTAGTCAATAATGGTTCGGAAAGTAATGCTTTAACTCTTGACACAAATCAAAGCGCGACTTTTGCTGGAAGTTTAACTGTTAATTCTGAAATAAATGCAAGAAGATTAACCTTGAGTGATGACGGGGCTTCTAGTCCCATTTTCATGCTGAAGACTGATGATCAGTCGCCGTGGGGTTTTACGATCAAGAATGATACTTACTCGAACTCTACTTCTGTTGGATTAAGAGCTTATCAAGCAAATGATGGAACCTTTAATTTAAGGTTAGAAGGCAATTCTGAATATAATAGTTTCTATCTTCTGCAAAATAATGGATCGAGTGAGAGACAGATCTTAGTTTTTAATACTTCAGGTAATGCCAGTTTTAGCGGTACATGTACTGCTACGGGTTTAACTGTTAATGGTGATGTTCAATTTTCTGGGGCAGCACATAATGTTGTATGGGATACGTCAGATAACGCTCTTGAATTTCAAGATGCAGCAAAGTTAAAAATTGGTTCAGATGACGATATAGTTATACATCACACAGGAGGCTATAGCTACATTGAGGGTGCATTAAGGATAGGTAAAAATAATAATGTAAGAATTACAGATGCTAACGATGATACAAGGTTACAGGTTACAAATACAGGAGCAACCGTAACAGGTACATGTACTGCAACTACATTTAGTGGATCGGGTGCATCTCTCACCAACGTCAACGCAACAACTTTAGATTCAATTGATTCTGGCTCGTTCTTAAGATCGGATACGGCTGACACTATGTCGGCTAATTTTATTCTATCAACTAATAATTCTTACCCCTTAGATATTGATGGTGATCACGATGCGAAAATCGTTCTTCAAGGTTCAAACAACCCTTATATAAGGTGGAGAGAAGGATCAACCGATAAAGCTTATATTCAATGGGCTACAAACGGCTATCTTAGTCTTTTTAATCAAGAAGATGATTCAGGCATAATAATCAGAGATGCAGTCGGTTTTACTACAGACGGAAGTAATTATCACGCCATATGGCACGCTGGTAATGATGGATCTGGTAGTGGCTTAGATGCGGATACTTTAGATGGAGTTCAGGGTGCGAGTTATTTAAGATCGGATGCTTCGGATTCATTTAGTGGTAATACACTTAATTTTGACGGTTCAGATGACGGGAAAATTGTTCTTTCTGGAACAAATAATCCTTATATAAGATGGCGAGAAGGTTCAACAAATAAAGCTTATATTCAGTGGAACGCTGGTAGCGGTTATCTACATATACATAATCAGGAAGATAATTCTCAACTAAAATTAAGTGATAGTTTCACATTTACAGCCGATGGAACTAATCACCATTCCATTTGGCATGCAGGGAATGATGGTTCGGGCAGTGGTTTAGATGCAGATACTTTAGATGGACAAGAAGGTTCTTACTACCGAAATGCTTCTAACCTAAACGCTGGAACGGTTGCAACAGCAAGACTTGGAAGTGGCACAGCTAGTTCTTCTGTATTCCTAAGAGGAGATGGAACTTGGGCTGGTGTTAGTGCAGGAGACGCAACACAATTAGATGGATTGGATTCGACCCAGTTCGTAAGATCGGATGCTAATGATACGGTTACTGGGCAAATAAATTTCAAATATCACGATACAAGTGGAGACTATAAAACGATTGAGGTTAGTGGGAATGGAGATCATGCAGGGGTTGTTATAAATCCAGTCGCTAGTAAGCAAGCGCATGTCCGTTTTTTTACTAACGGAACAGCAAAATGGCAATGGAGAGTTCCATTCCAAACCTCTGCTAATGAGCCAATGAAGCTATATAGCTGGGTTAATTCTGCTGATAAATTTGAGTTTAACCATGATGGATCGGCGAATTTTAATAGTAGTACTGTTTGGACTGCTGGTAATGACGGTGCTGGTTCAGGGTTAGATGCTGATACCGTTGATGGTTATGCTACTTCGACAAGTGGTGGTGCGAATAAAATTCCCGTTATCGGTAGTAATGGTTATTTATACATTGATGATTGGATAAGAGTTGGGAACAGTGATGGTATTTATTGTTCTGATGGACAACATCTATATGCTGGTGGAAATAGTTCTTGGAAGTCTTGGATAAATCGAAGTGATCATTCCAGTGCATGTGGAATTGGGATGGAGTCAAGTGATGGAACCGATAGAGGATGGGCTTATGCTGATAGTAATCATGTTGGATTATTAAACGGTGGTGGAACTTGGGTGTTTAAGTGTCCCGTAGGAAATACTGATAATCCTTTAACTGGAAGTGGATATACTCTTTGGCATCAAAATAATGATGGTTCTGGCAGTGGGTTAGATGCGGATACTTTGGATGGTATTCACGCTGGGGACTTCTTAAGATCTGATGTTTCTGATAATTACACAGGAAGCAGATTGCATATGAATCATGGAAGTAATGCTTATCCTTTACTATTTGATGGAACGGACAATGCAAAGATTCTTCTTAAAGGTTCAAGTAATCCTTATATAAGATTTAGAGAAAGCGATACCGATAAAGCTTATATTCAGTGGCATAGCAGTGGATACATTTATATAGCAAATGAAGAACAGAGTAGACAACTTAGGATTGGTGGTACTAATGCTCCTGAGTTCTACGACGGAAGTAGTTGGTATATTATGTGGACACAAGGCAACGATGGGTCTGGATCGGGTTTAGATGCGGATACTTGTGACGGGCAGCATTTAGGTACAGGTGGCACTCCGACTTTTTCACAAGTATATGTTTCCAATTGGTTCAGGAACAACGATGCAGGCGATGGATTATACAACGAAGCGAACGATGCTCATTTCTATTCAGCAGGTAATCAGTATTGGCATATCAACGGTAATAGCGGAGACATAACTAATGGTGCTTTAATTTTTTATGACCGATACAACAGTACTCATGGAGGTTCAACTGGTAGAAAAGGTTACGTTTATTGGGATGCAAATGGTTTTGGTCTTTTAAATTCGGCGGGGAGTTGGGCAGTAAGAACTACTTCTTCTTACACCAATCTGAGAGGAACCTTAACTCATGGTTCTGGTGACAATACAATTTGGCACGCAGGAAATGACGGCTCTGGATCGGGGCTTGATGCCGACACTTTGGATGGTTATGATTCCTTAAATTTCATCGGCACTAGAGGGAACTCCTATTACTCGCCGACTACTTGGATTGACTGGGGCAGTACTCAAGCGGGGCTTTATTGGTCAGGTGGTGATTTTGCAGGGATGCACTTTTACCCTCTAAATAATCGGTTTTTCATAAATCGTTCTGGTCACGCTAATCAAACGGGTCTTGCTTTATATACACAAGGGACAAAGCGTGGTCATCTGTATGCAAATAGTAGTAATGAGATCGGTCTTTTAGATAAAGATGAAAACTGGATACTTAGAGGAACTGATGATCAAAGAACCGTTTTCTACGGTGAAATAAATGTCGGTGGAAATCAAGCAAGTAATACATTTAGCAAATTAGAATTTGGAGCTTCTCAATATGGCTCTTGTTCAATTGCGCCTGCTGATGAAGGTTCACATAAAGTCGGAATGAATTTTTATGTTGATGGTTCTGCTAATACTGCTATAAATGCCGATTTTGCTGGAAAGATAACTTGCTACGGAGAGTGGAGACTAAAAGGTGGCACTAACTCTGATGCAGCACAAAGCACCGACCCTGTTCACTGTATTGGGAACCCAAATCTTGATGGGAATAATTCTAATTATGCTCGACTTGTTATGCAAGAGAGAACCGCACATTGGATTTCATTTAAAACAGGCGGTGGAGAGCATTATGGTTCAATATATAAATCGGGAAATAACGTTGTTTATGGTGGAACTTCGGACTATAGATATAAAGAAAATGTAGCTCCAATTACTGACGGAATTACAACATTAAAACGGTTGAAGCCTGTTACTTACAATTGGAACGAGTTTAGTAAATTTGAAAACACCGATACACATAGAGGGTTTATCGCACATGAAGTTCAGGAAGTTGAACCCGATGCTGTTAGTGGAACAAAAGACGGAATGACTTATAGCGGAAATTGTGTAAATGCGGCAGGAGAAACAACTCAAATAAACGTGCAAGAGTCTCAGAAGAAAGACGGCGAGACTTGGACAAAAACACATGAATCAATCGACATTCAGCAGTTAGATGAAAGGAAATTAGTTCCGATCTTAACGGCTGCATTACAAGAGGCTGTTAGTAAAATTGAAGTGTTAGAAACAAAGGTCGCTGCATTAGAAGCGGCTTAAGATATACTAAGAAAAAATAGTAGTGCAATGGCAACGACTTTTGTTTATAAGGTAAAAAGCCTTAAAACCGATCCAAATGATGACAACTACATCAAAGAAGCAACAGTAGAGATTTTTGGTACGGAAGGATCTGTTACTAAGTCAACTTCTTGCCATTGTGTTTTCCCTGGTAATAAAGCAGGTGTAACGGATTTTAAATCACTTGATGATCTCAAAAAGGAAGAAGGTGAAGCTACTATTGTTGACTGGGTAAAAGCTGGTTGGACTGATTACAAAGTTAAAAAGCTAGAAGGTTTTGTTCAGGCTGCTATAGATAAGCACAACGAAAAAGCAATTGAAACAGAGGTTGAGAGCAAAGATACTTCTTATGCTGCCTCACCAACTGTTACTCCTGGGGCTGATGACGGTGCGCCTGAGTAAAACCGAAGTTTTACAAATTCCTTTTTAGGGCTACAATTTCAAGGTAATTACTTATCTTTATGCCTACCCCAGAAGAACTCCTCGCTACAGCACAAGCAGAGGGCAAAGAACTTGCAGACACATACAATAAAGGTGTGCAATCTCAGAATGAGTTAATGCAACAACTCATCAAGAAACAAGGAGAGATTGAGGCTTATGCCAAGCTTGTAAATCCTCCTGCTGACGAGCCTGCTTGCGAAGTTTCTCCAGAGTAAAAGTTAATGGCTGCAACTATTACTTGGTCTATTGACACTCATAAGCATGAAACTGCTGGTAAGAAATGTATTAAACAAGTTTCTTATCGGATTTCTGGTGTTGATGGGGATGTTAATTTTGACATGAATAATGTCATATCTTTGGATCGACCTTCTGATTCTGACATGAAAGATTATTCTGATTTTTTAGGATCAGGAGATACAGCTTTAATTGCAGCCGTTAAAGCTAAACTTGGTGATGAGAAAGTAAAGGAGGAAGAAGATCTTGTTAAAGCTGAAGTAGAGAAATTAAAAGCTCCCACTGAAGTTTGGACGAGTGGCGCAGGTTCTTAGTAGAAAAAATGGAACCTCTGAATAAGTTTCAAGTTCCTTTCTTCATTTATCAATTAGATCTAAATAAACAGCTTCAAATATTAAATATTTTCACTTGTAACAAAAAGAATTTAGAGAAAAAAGATCCTGTTTCAGATGTTTATACGGATTTTTTTGCTTCCAAAAATTATCTTCCTGATGTCATTGAAATATTGCAAGAAGAGTTGGCAGACTTATATCTTTTGGCTGGTTTTCGTAATCCTATAATTTCACAAGTATGGATGCAGCAATATACGAAGGGTTGCTTTATGACTCCTCATAATCATGGTATGACTGGTTTTAGTGCAATTTATTATATTAAATTTGATCCTGAAGAACATGAGGCCACTAGATTTATTTCTCCTGTAAGTGATTTTATTAATGGTGATAATCACGAATTTCGTCCAGAAGTAAATAAAGGGACATTAATCTTTTTTCCTTCAATGTTGATGCACTACGTTAGACCAAATCAATCAGATAAGCCAAGGGCTATCTTATCGTTCAATATTGACGAACGTTTGTAAGGGATTAGAGTTATCCCAGTAATGGCTTGATTTATGCAGAAAATTTTCAACATTATTTCAGCCGTTTCGTTTTTGCTCGTCTTGGGCATAACTGGTGGCGGGGTATTTGGTTATTTATGGATAACTAATGAAGATAATCAGAAGATGCTACAAGACAAAGCAATGGAGAAAGTAATGGGTGCTATGAAGATGCCTGGATTATCTGGCCCTGCCTTGCCCACTGGAGCGTTAAGTCCTGCACAGCAGAAAAATGAAGAGAAGAAAGCTATAGGGCTTCCTCTTAGAGATTTTTAAATGATTAAATCATTTAATGGTTTTACTAGCTTTATTCTTGGAATAGGGCTAATAGCTAGTAATTTTTATACCTTGAATATTTTAGCTAAAAGAGATTCAGGTATCCCAAACCTAGCAGCACTTCCAAGTAATAAATATTCAAGCTTTTCGATAAGAAGCGAGAAAGACGGTGATAAACATTCTTGGACAATGGCAAGTAACCAACATGATCCAAAGAAGCTCTTATACACAAAAGATGAAACTCGACCTGGTTTCAAGGGTAAGACCCAAACCTATATCCATAAAGAAACGGTTGCATTAACAAGACCTGCTTATTCTCCAGAAGTACAAGAAAAAATAGATATGGCCTGTATAGAAGCTGGTATTAAAGGTGAAGCTAATGGTGAAATTATTGGTTCTAGTATAGGAGCTGCAACGACTCCTGCCATTATGCAAGTTCCTATAATTGGCCCTGTCGCTAGTGGTATTTGGTTTGGTTTAGCAAGAAAACAATCGGGAAAAGTTGGTTCACAAATTGCACAAGATTGGAATGATTGTTAGTGATAGAGATTCCTAAAATTGGTGTTGATCCTATTGGGGTTGAACCTATTAGGACTTATGTGATTGATGTTCCTGTCGTTAATCCCCCTAACGTACCAATTAATGTCCCAATAGGATTCCCAGTAATTGAAATGCCTTGTGTTAGGGCAAGGCGAAGTATCGAAAATGATGCGCTAATAGATAACGATCCAGATGGAAATTTGATTTTGTGTCCTGCACAGACACCAAGTTATGAGCCAATGAATTATGACCCGTTACAACTGGTTCCTATAAAAGATGAAGAACCTCAACGATACGAACAACCAGAAATCCCTCCAGCAGCAGAAGTGCCAGAAGCACAGCCAGAAGCTTGCCCTCCCGATGGTGCGCCTGAGATTGGTACAAAGGTCGAAGAGAATACTAAACAAATTATCAAGTATGAATTGGTCGGGAACCGTTGTGTAACTAGATATAAAAAATTAAGTGTCCAGCAACAGATAATTGATGCGATACCTACAGTGCCTCAAGTAGTTAAAACTGGAGGAATAACTCTGGTCGCTACAACGGCTGCATTGAGTACTCCACTGCTTTTAAAGGCAGTCAAGCCAATCATCAAACAGATAGTGAATAGAGTTAAAAAGATATTAGGCAAGAAAGTAAAACGACCAAACTTATCTGAAAAAAGAACTAATTCTTATCGGGAGAAGAGGGGTCTTCCACCTTTAAAGGAGAAGAAATAACGTGTCTATGTGGTAAGACTTGCCCCATTTTAGGTTTAACTACAACATCTTCACAGAGATGAAAGTAAGGAGAATCTTTAGCAAACTCAATTCCGCCTAATTTTAATTTTCCGCACTCACGAAGTCTTGCGATGTGCCAGTCTAGTTTTTTATTATCAATTAGTTGCTGTTGATGTTCTCCTTGTAACTTTGCATTCTTCAAACAACGCTCTTGAAATCTTTTATCAAGTGGCATTGAAAAAGTTAAACTTGCTCCGACATTAAGTGAAAAATTATCCTTCTGTCCTGTACGTGTTCTTTGGTGATATAAAATGTCTCCTTCGTCGCTATACACTGGAGAGTCGTACCAGTATTCTCTTGGTTTAGAGAAGCTATGTGAGTCGGTAATAAAAGGAGAAAATGTCAACATTGGCCCCTGACAAACAACTCCACCTCCATATTGGTTTTGTATAAGATTTCCTTGTAATGTCTGGATCGCCATGTTAGTTAGCGAAGCTGATGTATTAGCAACTGGAGCCGCAGTTTGTGATGTATTAGCTAATGCACTTGAGCCACTAAATAATATTATTGCGAGAAGACTGAAACCGTTTCTGTGACAGATTCGAGTACGGTGACACGATCTATTCGAGTCTGGTTCGACATCCCTGGCCCAATGTAACTTTCGGCGTATTGAAAGGCTTCTCCTGGGTTGGCAATCGTGACGTTTGGTTTGGTTGTTAAATCTGCTCCTGTCCATGTATAACTTACTCCGTTAATCGTTTGGCTCGTCTCTGCTGGCGAAGGTGAAAGGGTCGTGCCATCAATAGACAAATTCGTTCCATTAATCGTATAAGTATGCCCAGTGTTGAAGTCAGTAGAGACAATAGTTTCAGTAACATTTTGTGTGGTACGTGTGACTGCGCTCATCGTTCCGCTAGAAAAGTTGGGAACCACTGGCACAGCTAGGATGTGAGGGGTATTTAATATTAACAACAACGGCAAGTAACGCTTCATTTATGTATATCCATATAGTGTTTCCACATTATGAAATTAAACCCAAGAAGGATGACGACAGCAATTGAGCAAACAAGAATTGGTACGTGCATCACTTCACCGTCACGCTGGTTACTACTGAGCCAATGGCACTTGTATTTGCTCCTCCAGCCGTTAGCGTAATCACTCCAGCACTGGTGATAGTGCCAGCCAATGATCCTGCGACACCTCCAGACATCGTTAGAGTTTCTCCGTAAGCTGGCATGTCAGCCACGACTCCAGAGGTAACATCAACACCTGAACCTATTGGATTTGTAGCATCTCCTTGAGTCCAACTTTCGGAAAAACTGAAAGCAGCCCCAGCCGTATTTACGTCATACGCTCCAACATCAAGTGTCGCTGCTGTTGTAGCAGTGCCAGCAGTTAATTTTCCAAAGTGAGCATCGTCAGCAACTTTTATATTGGAACCTGAAACTGCGTAGGTACTCCCTATTCTGTTGGCATCCGTATAAGAGCCATTGACTGAAAGCTGAGTTGAAGTTGTGATGTTATGTGTCATATCTGCGTAAGCAGAAGGGGCTGCTAAGAAAAGCAGTAGTAAAAGTTTCTTCATTGGAGTTTTCCTGTTACTGGATCGACTTCTTTCCCTGTTATGGGATCGACCTTTGTGGCAGTAGGAGTTCTAGTAATTAATTCTATAGGTTGTTTGATAACGATAGTTTGATAGCCGCTACCGTTTCCTATATTTCCTCCATTACCGTTCGATTCATCGTCTTTCTTTTTCTTTTTCGCTCCAGTCGCCGCACCCACAGACACACCCCATCCTGCAAGGATATTCCCCAATAATCCAGCCGCAAAAGTTGAGTCCACTCTTGGTTGGTCTGGGATGTCAAGGCCAAACATGCGATTGGGTAATTTTATGTATCCAAGAGATAAGACGATCAAGCACCAGGCAAGAATGGCTCCTTGTGCAGTTGTAGACACAAGAAACATGATTTTTTCTTGGTAATCAGGTTTATCGTCTTCTTCAGTTGCGATAGCTTTTGCTTCAGGTTTGTTCTCGACCATGTAAAAAAGGCGTAAACATCTCTACATTAAGCATAAACCGTTAAAAAGTAATGAAGTTCCTTTCCCAAGAGCAGAAAGAAACAATCGCCAAGGCTCATGGCCTCACAGTGGCAGACATCAATAAACGTATTGAAATTTGGAGCTTAATCAATGATCCAGACATCTCTAAACCAGATTTAATAGCTGCCCAAAAGGAATGGATTAAGATCCAACAAGGTCATTGGGTTAATAGAAATGCCTGAAATTCATGCTGCTCTAGTTGGTGCTATGCTATCTGCGTTGCTTATGGTTCTTGGTAATCGCTCCAATAAACGCCAAGGAGACATCAGAGAGATCTTTCACCGTCTGAACGCTATAGATAAAGAACTCGCAAGAATTGACGCAAAAAGACCTCGTAACTGGCGTGGACAATAAAAAACCCTTAGCGTCCTCTACGAGCTAAGGGCTAGAACAATCCGCTTCCCACAGCGTTGTTTAACAATTAAACTTGCAGCCTCCTAATAAATTGCTATTTAATTTTAGCTAGTTCTCTTTTGTTGTTCAATAGGTAAGCCCTTTCAATTTGTTTTCTTTTCTCTAAGCAATGTGAACAAAAACATACAATCGTTTTTTGTTCCATAACCTTGCTAACTTAATTAGTGGTTGTAACAGAAAAACCTCCCTCTGCTTTGCAAGTTCAGGGAGGTTTGACTGGGCGTATGGGGTTCGCCAAGCCAAATGTAGCGGTTATATATAAGATTGTGAAGAGTCAATCTAATTATGCGAAAACTAGCTAAACCTTTCCTGCCTCTTCTTTACGCTTTTTTGCGTAGCGAAACAGGTAAAAAACTGTTACTTGACCTATTGAAATCAGCAGCAAAACAAACTACAAATACACTTGATGACGAAGCTGTAAACTTCCTTCAATCAAGGTTATACCCAAAATCTAATACAAATTTGCAATGACAAGTTACGATCCAAAATGGCTAGAAGAAGACAGACAGAGAATGTTAAATATGGAGCGTTGGTACGTACTCGATGGTCGTCATTTACCTGACAGTCCTTTCCACGGTGTCTACACTGGGTTAGCAGCTAAAGGCAAAGAACTAGATGGAGAACTTGGATGAACAGTTTATTTTGTTAGATGCTTTGATGGAGCCTCCAACAATGGAGCAAGAATTAGAATTAGAAAAAAAGATTAGATGGTTTAATGAAGGAGCAACAAGAGATCAACTTCTTAGGCATTGTGAAGCCTTAGAAAGACAAGGATTTCAACAAGCGCAATTCATTGCTAATTGTTTGACAGAAATTGCAAGATGTAAAGCTAAAATTGCTTGTTTACAAGATCCTCCAAAGAAAAATTTTCTAAAAAGATTATTGAATCTATGAAGGCACAAACTCTGCATTAGATCCTGTCTTTATCCATTTAACTTCACTGTCCTCGATTGCAACTTCTGGGTACTGTATTGAGTACCACCGATGATCGCAGTCAGGGCATCTTCTACGTCTAATAGTAACTCCATCTTCTGCACGTTTAGTGCATACAACTCTAGTCCTAACAAAAGAACACTTAGGACATGCAGCAATAATTTTATTAACCATTTATGGAGCTGGAACGAGTATGTGTTGTGCGTGTTCTGATCGTCTTCCGTCAGGCCATTTAACACCGTAGTAATAACAAATACGATCTCTTTTGTTGTATTTCTCTATGACCTTGATAATTGTTCCTCTAGCTGATTCTGTTTTAAGGAAGACTCCCGTATTCCTTTTCTTATTGACTTGATCGTTAATCTGAAATTTCGGTTGTGGCATAGTTATTTTTTAAAAGATAAAGATCTACAAGCTTTTTCTTGCTGTAGTGGGCATTGGTTTCAGCTAATGATCTTAGCTGCTTACTTGGAAGGTCTAAAAGGAATCTTGCAAATCCTTCATAAGGTTGTGGACTTTTATAAACAAATCCTGATCCAATGAAATCCAATAGTTTTTTCATTAATCTTTAGGCCAAAAACAGGCACAATCTTTTGCCCATTCTCCTCCACTTGATCTGCCTTCGGGTAGTCCTAGACCACATTCTGCCTTAAGAATTAACCAATGAATACAATTAATACATCTTGGCTTTCCTTGATTGATGGCTCTGGCATCTGCATAAAGGTACTCAGCCTCTAAAACAGCATTTTCTAAATCTTCTGAATCTAAAGGAAGATCTAATTTCCCATCTTTTGTTTTGATTTTCACTCGCCAAGACTCACAGGCATCCCTATAGAGAACCATTCTTCCTGTGTGATACCGCAATGACGGCATTTATTCTTTTTCTTTGTCTCTAATAATAGTCCCATCGGTTAGTTCATAACCATTAGGCGGTTGCACTAACCAATGCCTACGACCATCAATAATACGAAAATAGTATTGACCATCGTAAACGATACGTGGTTCTTCTTCCATAAAAATCAAAGAGATAAGGATTTGGCTTGTTTTAAAGCTTCGCTTTTTGTATCAAAGAAATCACCCCATATAACAGAACCTTTTACTTGCTTCCAAGGTTTGAAATAACTATCCATTCCTATAGCAACAAGCTTGACACCATAAATTTCATTCATGCTTTACAACCTCATCAAAAGCAAGATTTTTTGCTTTGCTCTTCAATTCTTCATACTGTTCTTTCCCCAATATCTCTTGTAATAACTTGTTTAAATTCTGTTGGTATTTTTGTCTAACAAATTCACTTTTATTTAAAGCAATGTTTGTTTGAATCTTCTCTAAAAAAGTATTACATATTTGTTGTTTTCGTTTGATTTTAACAAGCCAGTCAGGATTTACTTCCTGACCTTGCAAGTATTTTTCATGTGTTATAGAAGCTATACTCTCATTCATCGTCTTGATTGCTGTCGCAAGTTCTTCTTCCAAAAGATCTAATTCTGGATTACTCAGTTTTTCTAAGTCATCAATACTAACTACTTTCTTAATTGTTTTACTGTTAAAAGTTAATGCCATTGGTAAAGGATAATTATTCCGATACTAACGAACAATCATGGTAGGAGAACTTTGATAGCCCCTGGTTCCTTCCTGATTTCAGCAAGCCTGTTGCCTCGCATAAGACACCAAGCTCCAAGCTTACCAATCGGATTGACAGGAAGACTCGTAGATTTTCGTTTGTATGGTTTCATTGTCTGAGTCACCCAAGAGGGTGGCATCATCACATCGACCTTGCGATGACTGCCCAGTTTTAAGAGTTTTAGTCCAAGGACTTGCAACATTTTCTTTTTTTATTTGATTGTAATTAAGGCTTCTCTTGAGCTAAAAGTTCTTGGCCTTTCTTTACATGTTCTATGGTCTTTTGAACAGAAACATCTTTGCCATTGGCTAAACGATTTAATTCGTTGAGATGTTTTTCTGCTTCATGTAACCGCCTGATTGCTCCATCCTTAGCGGATTTCATTAATTCAGGTTCTTCGATGACCCTTTGTGCTGGAACATAAGCTTTAAGAACAGATACATGAACAAAAGCTGGTTGTTCTCCTTCTTCGGGATGAATAACCCTAACAGTCTTAATTAAAGAACGTGCTTGTGTTTTGCGATGTTCTTCTGCTGCGACCTCATCATCCCATTCAAAAGCTTCATGTAAAACAGCTTTTTTTGGCCTTGATTCATCTACAACATTTGATGCAGTAGTTTGCCCGTATTTTTTATTAATACGTTCAAGCTCTTCACCTGCGTCTTGTGCTTCAACATTGTTTGTATAAAACGAATGTGGAGACTTGCGAAAACAATAATCAGTCATTAGATAAAAAACAAAAGTTAGTGAATTAATAATACCGAGTCTTATCTTGCCGAACCATCCCCTCCGCACCGCGCCGAAACCAACCACGCCTGCCTCAACTCTACAATCCCCGCCGTAACGCTACCCGCCATGCCAATAGCCGTGCCTGCTAAACCCCGCCTGACCCTGCAACTCCATCCACACCGCGCCCAACCATGCCTGCTAAACCCCGCCTGAACTCAACTCTCCGCGCCTAACCACACCTGCAAAACCTCGCCAGTCCTAGCCTTTGTTGCCCCGTTTCTCCATTGACTGCCACTCCTCCCTAGCCTGCCGCATCTGACCTCGACTCTCCCTTCCCTAACTTGCTCCTCGCTACCTTGACGCGCCTCGCCTGCCGACCCTTCCACTCCCTACCAAGCCTACCGCTTCGCTCCGTAACTCGCCCTAACGCTCCGTGCCTGCCCAACCTCGTCTTTCCATAGCGCACCAAAACGCACCCATCCTTGCCTGCCTTTCCAATCCTGACCAGAACCCGCCTTCCTCTCCGTGTCATTCCTTGCCTGCCGAACCGACCACAACCGACCACACCATCCCCTCCAAACCCCTCCCTTCCAAGCCTGCAAAACCGTGCCTTTGTGTTCCTTTTCGGGCCATGCCCTAACGCGCCTCGCCTGCTAAACCTCACCATTCCTGACCGCATCATTCCTGACCTCGCCTGCCTCAACTTTCCGCAACATGCCTTTACCATCCCCTCCAAGACTCTCCCCTCCAGTTCGCATCATGCCTAGCCTGCCATCCATGCCGTCCTCGACTCTCCTGACCACTCGATTCCTCGCCTGCCTCACGCTCCTCAACACACCGCATCACACGATACCCCACCCCCCTGAACTCGCCATGCCTGCCATCCATACCAGATCGGTCCGACCAGTACCCGCCCAACCAGTCCAAACCTGCAAAACCGTGCCAAAAAAAAAGAAGGTCAAGGAAAATCCCTGACCTTGAAAAGATTACTTATTCACTATTTTAAATAAGCCATAACCAAGACCTGCACTCATTTTTGAGTCTGGCCTCCCTTCACCAACTCCAACTTGTAAACCAACCCTTGCGATCAAGTTAGTAACATCCGCATCGCTTAACATGCCAGCGTCATATTGAATCCTCAAAGAAGCAGCCCATGTTTTATACATTGGCCTAGCACGTAAATCAATCACACCTGTAGCGTTCCTTGTCGGTGCGATCCATTCCTCGGCAACACCTTCTGTAAGTTTTACAAGTGGCGCGGAATCAACCTTGTCTAATCCGTCAGATAAAACCATAAAGGCAAGCTTGGCATGAGTCATTTTAAATCCAACTGCACGGCAAGCACTGATAGCACCATTCCTAAATGCAGCAGCATGTATGCCTTCCCATCCTTCTGTGCTGACATGCTTTGCTCCTTCAAACAAAGCAGTAAAATCTTTTGCTTCGCGAATTTTTTTACTGCTAGATGTACTACCAGCTTCTTGCTTCGCTTTCATCTCTTCCTGTGCTTTAGCACTGAAGCGATTAATTACTAAAGGTGATGTACCTTCAATATCAATCTGTAAATACCTGAAGTCAGGTGGAGTGATAGCCATAACAGCTTTTGATGCTGCTTTCGTTTTGGTTGCCGTAGTAGGCATAATGAATAATAGATAATGGATAAAAGAGCCTTTTAGCGTCTTGCTAAGGACGAGAAATTAAGGTTGATATTCTTCTTTGCTTGTAAAAGCGTGCCAACCTCTTGGTAATTGAGCCAA